TCAGTCACGACTCCACTTGTTCCGCAGCTCGCCACCAAGGCCAGCATCGTCAAGACGGCGAACCTCGGAGTCGATCTCGCCCGACCGCTTCGCCACCTTGTCATGCTTCCGCCTTTCCTCCAGCTCGCGCTCCATGCGCCCCGCCCGCTTCGCTTCGCGCCACTGCCACGCCTTGAGCGCGTCGCCGACGACGCGGAAAAGCGCCGCGACGGCGCCGAGCGCGGCCGTCCACATCACCCGGCCTCAACCGATCTTCTTGCTCGCCACGACGCGGCCGACGATGGCGATGACGCCGCCGACCATCGCGCCGCCGCCGGCGGCGTAGTCGAGCAACGTCGCCTGGTCGGCCGCCGACAGGTCGTAGCCGAACAGGCCGACGACGCCGGCCGCGATCGCCAGAGCGGCGCCCCAGAAGGTCTTGCTGGCAAGGATGCTCTTGAACCCGTCCATTGTTCTCTCCTCTCACTTGATGCCGCGATAGAACAGATGCCGGCCGATGCGCAGGGCCGGCGGCTTTCCCGCCGCCCAGGGCGGCCGGACATCGTCGGTGTGGTAGTGCGTGCAGCCCGCCGTCGGGTCCTCGAGATCGCCCGACAGCACCAGATGCGCGATGCCGCGCGCGCGGTTGAAGCTCGGATCGGCGATCGACACCGCCTCCAACTTGTGCCGGTTCGGGTCGTTCGGGTTCCACGCCGAATACTGTTTAGCCTTCAGACACACCTCGACGATCGAATCGCCCCACCAATCCGGCCCCGGCTTGTCGGCGCGGTTGCGGATCGTCCAGGCGACGGCGACCTGGCCGTCGAAGGTCTCGCCGCGCGCCTCGCCCCACAGCGTGCGCGCCAGCACGTCGACAGCGAACTCGCCGATCATCTGACCAGCCCGACCAGGCCGACGACTTTGGAGGCCAAGGCCCCGGCCGCCCCGGCCGCACCGGCCACCAGCATCAACGTCTTCCAGCCGCCGCGCGCCTGATTGACGGTCGCGACGAGCGCCTTGAGGTCGCCTTTGATCTCGACCGCGTCCCGCTCCAGGCTTGCGACCTGCGCCTCCAATCGGCCGATCTGGCGGGCCAGATCGGTGTCGTCCCTCACAGCGCCTGCCCGCCGCGGGCGAGCAGAAGCATGGCCGTCTCGCGCGGCATCTGCGTGTGGACGACCGCGCACCCCTCGCGGAACAGCACGACGAGCACCGCCGGCACTCGCGGTTTCTCGAAGATCAGCGCTTCGTCGGCGACCCAATCGGTCGGCGGCGGCAGGTCGTTCAACTGCCGAACGAACTCGGCGGCCAGGTCGCCAGCGACGTGATCCATCACGCGCGCGTCCGGATTCGACGCCAGCACGTAGGCGATTGTCGTGGAGGGCTTCGCGCAGTCGCGACCGGTGGCGCCTGCATCGGCTCCGGCGGCCATGTCCGTACCGCTCGCAAGCGACAAGAAAACAGCCGCGGCCATCGCCGCGGCGGCGATCGAACGTTTCATGAGAAGTCTCCGGCTGGGTGGCGGCCGAGGCCGTGGTTTATTCGTCGCGGTCGAGCCCGGTTTCGAGCGTCCGCAGGCGGCGATCGATCTCGATCAGGTGGACGAAAATCTCCTCGACTTTTTCTAGGAGCATGTCGAGGCGGGCGAACGATCCGCTCGGCTCGCGCCCGATGCGCGGCAGATGAAAACGCTCGCGCGCGTGTTTCTCGACCTCCGCAAGCGTCACGACGCCGGGATAGTCGGCGGCGCCGGGATTATCGTTGAACTTTACGATCCGCCCCGTCGCCCAGTGCTCGAGAACGTAGTCGGGATTGTTGTAGACAGCGTTGTTCCGGTAGATGTCGGCAGCGAGGTTGATCGATCCCGCCCCTTTGTCGCCGCCGGTCGGGGTCCCGACTTGCACGCCCTGCCCGAGGGACATTCGCGTCGCGTCGACGCCGGCGACGGTGGTGTTGAAGTCCAACTCGCCGTCGGCGCTGGCGGCGGTGGGATCGACGATCTGGCCCGTGATCTTTGCGTACAAGATCGTGCTCGCGGCGCTGTCGCGGCCGCGGAACCGGAGTTGGCCGATATTGTCGGAGGCGGCCGGGCTGGCCGAGCCGCGGTCCAGGGTCAGGAACGGTCCCGACCCGGCGCCCGGATCGGACGATGAAATCATGACGTCGGTGGTCAGCGTCGGCAGGCCCGCCGCCAATCCGGCCGGCGTCACCGCCCGGACCGCGTCCGCGCCTGCCGACGTTTCGGCGGTCGTCGCCAACTCGACCGCGCCCTTCCCCGTCGTGCTGGCGCTCGGCAGGGAAAGGTTGGTCGCCCGCAGTATAGCGAGATGGACTGTCAGGGCCTCGCTCTGCAGCGATCCCGAATCCCAGGCCACCGTGACCGTCGTGCTCGCCGCGAAGGAAGACGAGGCGATCGTGCCGTAGATCGTGCCGGTCAGGGCGCCGCTCGCCTTCACCCGTCGCCCGGCATGGTATTCGGCGGTAACGTCGATTCCGTTTACCGTGAAGCTCGTCGCGCCCGCGTAGGAAATCGTGAAGGTGCCGTCGCCGTCGCCGTAGACGACCCATTCCGCGTCGTTGTACCAGGCGCGGATATCGGCCTGGACCTGGCGCATTCCGTCATTCACGCTGCTCGGCGTCTGGCCTTCGGGAAACAACGACGTGTTGCTCCCCGGCGTGATCGAATAGTCCTTGATGCCTGCCATCGCGTTGCTCCGATGTGAGCTTGAGAAGAGGAGGCGGGCCGGGGCGCCTAGAACAGGCTGAGCAGGCCGCCGATCCCGGCGCCCAGCGCCGGTCCCCAGGGACCGAGCGCCGAGCTCGCCGGCAGCAGCGCGCTGCCGAGGCCGAGGCCCGCCGTGGCGCCGGTCAGGAAATTGCCGCCGGTGTTGGGGAAGTACGGCTGCGTCGTGGTCGACGTGCCGCCGTAGTTGCCTTGGATCAGCGCCTGATACTGCGCCAGCTTGTTCTGAGGAAGCTGCTGCGCGAAATTGAACCGCGCGATTTGATCGTTGATCAGGGCCTGCTGCTGCGCCTCGCGCGTCGCGCCTACCGATGCCAGACGTTCCGCGTCGAGGTAGCCTTGCGCCGCGAGCTGCGGCGTTAGCGCCAGCGCTCGCTGCATGTTGGTCCGTTCGTCTCCGTAATTGCGGTACGCGATCCCGGAGGCGACGTCGCCGAGTTGGTCGGCCAGGTTCTGCTGGGCCTGCGATTGGGCCGCCTGGTGGGCGCCGCTGCCGTAGCGGCCGGCAAGAGAAAACGTGCTGTCGACGCCGGGCGCCACGGCCGTCCGGTAGTTCCGCGTCAGGCCCTGCGAGGCGATATCGACGGCGTTCTGCAGGTACGGATTGGCGCCGAGGTAATTGCCCGCGAGCGACCGCTGCGCCTCGCTCTGCGCGGCGGTGTTTAGCGGCGATCCGCTCAGGGCGCGGGCGGCCTGGGCGCGCAGCGCGGTCTGCGTCTCGGGCGCGAACGGCGCCACGGTCGGGCCCGGGAAATACAGCGGCCCTGGGGCGTTGTAGAGTCGTTGCGCCTCGCTGAAGATATTCGCGAGGAATGGTTGCTGCCCCGCCCAGGGGTCCGCCTGTTGAACCGTCGTCGTCGATCCCCGACTTCCTCCGGACATTTTGTCACTCCTTCAAATTCGCTTGCGCAAGATGACGTGCGTCTTCCGCCAGTCCGGCAGAACCCGTTCCCAGCCGGGCCGCCCCTGAAGCTCGAAGGCGGCGCAGCCCTGAGCCTTCGCCCAGGTCTCGATCCCGGCAAGCTGGTGCAGCCAATCTTTGCGGTCGTTGCCGGCGCAAAACACGATGCCGCAGCGCTTTTCCCGCGGGTACGAAACGATTTCGGTGACGCAGACCGCCTCGATGGCGCCGGCGCGATCGTCGACTTCGGCCAGCGAAAGCCACAGCTGCATCTCGCCGGCGCGGAGCGCCGCCAACACGTCGGCCGTCGCGTACCGACCGTCGGACCGTGCGACGGCCCGCGCGATCGCCGGCTCGGCGAGCGGCCAATATCGGTCGAGGGCCCACCGGGGCACGCCGCGAAGGATACTCATGCCGATCGACCCCGTTCGTCGCCGGGTGGACCGCCGCGACCAGCGCGCCGCCGGGCGCAGGCAAGGGTCGCGGCGGTCCCGCCCCGTCGCGCCGCGCCGCGGCCGCGATCCCGACGGGGCTGCCGGTTAGCCGATGACGGCGTAACCGAAGGTCCGGTCAACCTGCGCGTTGTTGGCGTGGGCGATGGCGAAACTGCCGGTGGCGCGGACGGACACGTACATGCCGCCGGCCGCCTGCTCTGACGCCGCGCTGGCGCTGAGCGGCATGAACATCACGACGCTGTCGGCCGTCGCGCGGTGGTCCGCCACGGTCGTTATCGACAGGCCGGCAAGCAGCGTGACCGTGCCGGTGCAGTTGAGCTTGCCGAGATTGACGCGGTTGACCACGGCCACGATGCGGCGCGCGTCCGCGTCCGGCGGCAGGCCCGGAAAGCCGATCATCGCGTGCCCTCTGCCCGCGCGCGAACTTCATCCACGCCGCGGATGTGGGACCAGGTCGTCCCTGCCGCGATGCCGATGCGCGCGCGGTGATAGCGGGCGTTCGAGCGCACCGGACAGATACCGTTGGCGTCGAGGCCGCGAGGCCCGGTCCAGATCACCGGTTCCACGGTCGTGTTGCGGGTGCCGAGCTGCAAGGTGATGCCGGCGCCGGTCGCCGCGACACCCTCGACCAGCGGTCGAACCGCGCGCACCAGCGCCCGACGTCCGGCGACCAGTTGCGCCTCGGCGGTCTCGACGACGGCGTTCAGCGTGGCGCCCTCGAAGTAGCCGAGCCGGTGCGCCGGGTCGAACCCGGCAAGCAGCTGCCGGCCGACGCCGGACCACACCGCGCTGTCGAGCGAGAACGGCAGCGCGTCGAGACTGCCCGATATGGCGTCGAGCCCGTCGAGCGTATAGCCCGCCTGCGACAGCCCCGGATACAGCAGCTCGACGTCCGCCTCCGCCCGCGACCAGCGCCCGATCGCCCAGTTGTAGATCAACGCCTTGTTCGGCAGACCGCCGCTATGGCCGGCGCCCGGATAGGAAATGACGTAGAGCTTGCCGACCGGATCGACCGCGGCGCTGACCCGGTAGAGATAGTTCTGGTCGATGTCGGTCCAGAAATGGCGGTCCACCTTGTGGTCGCCGATCGCCTGCAACTCCTTCGCGCCGCGCAGCAGGTAAAACCCGCTGGCATGGGCGAAAAAAACCATGTTCTCGAAGGCGGCGATCGACCCTTCGATGGTGGCGCCGACGTTGCCGCTGATCTCGTCGAACTGGAACACGAGCGGCGCGCCGACATAGGTCATCCGCTTGATGGCACGCTCCTGGAGCACCGTGCCGGCCTCGCCGCCCACGATCCCCTGGATCCAGCCGCCGTCGGGCAGGTCCTGTTCGTCGGCCTGCGTCGTCGGCGACACCGTCCAGGTCTCGGCGTTGTTGATGCCCGACCACTTGACGCGGTTGGGAAAACCGGCCACCCGGCCCAATACGACGAAGTCGCGCACCGTCGCGACGAACCGCGCGTTCGGCGGTGTGCCGCCCAGGGCGGCGAAGTTGGCGCTGGCCCCGAGCTGCCATTTCTGCGGCGCGTCGTTGAAGTTGACCACGACGACGAGGTCGCCGAACTGTGCGAAGCACCAACCGCCGTCCGATGCCGTCGCGTAGGCGCCGCCGGCCGTGCGCGACACATCCGACCAGGTGGTCGCGGAAAGCTTATAGAGCTTGGCCGCGTCGGCCGCGAAGTTCGCGCCGTTGCCGCCAGCGTCCCGCGTGGCGAACGCCCCTTGGGCGCGTCCCGCCAACGACCCGCTATAGGCCAAAAGCGAAGGAAACGGGCGATAGCCGGTGGCCGCCGGGATCACGTTCTTGGCTTCCGTGGCGCCGGGGTTCTCGAAGGCCGGCAGATCGGGCAGCCACTCGCCGGCCGGGATCATGATCGCGCCCTCATCGTCTTGATCTGCTGGTTCAACCGGTCGATATGCACGGCTTGCAGTTCGACCGCCTCCCACAGCCGCTGAAGGACCTCGCCGATGGGAAGCTTGTTGCCGCGCCCGCGCCATTCGGTCGGCGACGGCATCGACGGAAGGTGACCGGCGGCGCGCCAGACGTCGCCGTATCGTTCCGGGTCCAACAGGCCGAAGCGCTCGGCGGCAAAGCGCCGCGCCGGCTCGTGAACCGCTCGGTCCGGCGTGGCCGGCTGCTCGCCGGCGACGATCGTCGCGTCCCACTTGGCCGCGTCGATAGTTCCATGCGTCGCCGCCTCGAGGACGTAGCAGGTCAGCAGGACGTTGTCGTCATAGACCGCCCCGGCGTTGATCGTATCGAGCCCCTTGTCGCCACCCACGGCATTCGGCGTGTACAGCCCGTTGCCGACGATGAAGCGCTGATTGGAGGCGCCGGCCTGGCGCGTCTCGATGAAGGCCTCGCAGCTCTCCGCACCGGCCGTCGCCGTCTTGAGCTTGCTGCCCCATTTGACGCCGGAAAAATTAGCCGCGGCGCTGTTGCGGAACCGGTAGAGGACGATGCCGCCGCGATCGTTCGTCGCCGGACTCGCGCTGATGCGATCGAGAAAGATCCCCGGCCCTTCCAGGTCGCCGTCGTCGTGATACTCGAGGCGAAAAGGATTGCCTTCGGCATCGACCTTGACGATCTGCATGCCGCTCCAGGTATTCGCGCCATCCAGCAGCGGGACAGTGTTTCCGCTCGTGCCGGTGCTCTTCACCGCCGCCGTGCCGAGGCCGAGCGTGGCGCGCTGCGCCGCCGCGTCGGCATCGTCGAGCAACGCCTTGCCGGCCGCGGTCAGCGTATAGGTCGCCCAGGCGTCCGCGCCTGTCCGCTCCACGCCCCCGGTCGTCGCCAGCGCCTCGATCGCGGCCAGATCGTTGGCCAGACCCAATGTCGGGTTGCCGGCGGCGCCGTCGCCGTTGACGACGGCGAGACCGGTCGCGGGCCCCGTCAACGTTCGCGCCGCGAAGGCCGCCGGTCCGGTGCGCACCAGCAACCCGGCGGACGGACCGAGCGCCGCTACCGCCGTCAGGTCGGCATCGGCGTCCTGTTTGCCGGTTTGCAGCGCCTCGATTTCGCTCTTGGCGCTCGCGAAATTGTCGCGGACGCTGGCCGTCGTCGCCAGGCCGGCGGTGGGTTTGTTGGCATCGATGTTCGAGGTCATGCGCGAAACCATGTGGTTGAAGCAGCGGATCGTCCCGTCCAGCCGTCGGTGTCCCACACCGTCTGGCCGTCGTCCCAGTCGGTCGGTCCGTCGTCCCAGAGGGTGCCGACATCGACTTCCTGCTTGGTCCAGGCCGTTGCCGCATCGACGGCGCCGCCCCACGCGGCGCTCGCCGCGGCGATGGGAAGCCACTGGCCGGCGGTCGTGGCGACTGACGCCCAGCCCTTGGCGCCGCCGGCGAAATATCGCGCCGCAAAGAACCGCGGCAGAAAATGTCGACGAGCGAACATCAGCTGGCGTCCGTGACAACCGCCGCGCGGTTGCCGTCGGCGTCCACCGTGGCCGAGATCCGGTTCTTCGTGTCGCCGAAGTCGCGGATCGCCACGGTCGTCGTCGCCGCGCCCGACAGCTTGCCGAACAACGCCGCCGATACCAGCCGTAGGCATTGCCGCAGCGTCAGCCCCGTCTCCACGCCGTTCGTCCTGTCGAGCAGGGCGTCGGCGTTCGCCGCGGCGGTCGGAACCGCCGCGATGTCGGCTGCGATCGAGACTCCTGCCGGAGCGCCGAGCCGCGCGAAGCAGTCTCCCGTCTGCGGCGTGTCGCCGACAACGGACCCGACGCTGCCCGTCACGTTCCCTTGCACGCTGGCAACACCCTCGCCGAACGTGCCGGCCGCGACATGGCCGGTCCGCGCCTCGTCCCACACGGCGGCCGCGTTGGCGGCGGCGCTCGGCGGCGCCGAGTAGGATGCGCTCGCCAGCCGGCTCGATACCGTCGCGTCCAGGTTGGTCTTGACCTTGAGGCCGATGCTGCTGGCCGTCGCGATGGCGCTTTCCAGCACGTCCCACACAGAGACCGCCAGCGCGGTCGAGAACGCCGTCAGCGTCCGCGTCGCGCTCGCCCACACCTTGTCGGCCGCCGCCTGGGTCATATCAACGAGCCCGCCTGCCGTGATCGACAGGGCGGAGAAGTTCGTCGGCGCCGCGGCAAGCGCGGTGTTGCTCGCCGCCGTCGCCGCGCCGGCCCATTTGGTCGCGTCCACCGCGAGCGTAGCGGAGCCGGCGACCAGGCTGTCATGGACGTTCGCCGGCACCACCACGAACTCGCGCCACACCGGCAGAAAGGTCGCGCTGTCGTCCGACTTCGCGACCATCGGCCCCAGCGTGCCGGTGTCGGTCGCGTTCAGCTCGACCGCGAACCATCCGTTGCTGTCATGGGTGATCGCGGTCGCCGAATTGCGGGCGCCGAACGCAGCATGGTTCTTGCTCACCTCGACGACCGGCGTGATCGCGGTCTTCTCCGTTACCCCGTCGGCCTTGTCGAGGAACGGCCCGAGGCGGATCGTGACCGTCGTCGATTGCTTGAGGAACGTAGCCATCGGCTTTTACCCCTCGGCTTTCAGGCGTAACGGGCGCTGTCAGCCGACGGCTGATAGCTGCGAGCTGACCGCCGGTCGCTGACAGTTTGCTTCACGCCACCCTCCGCTGCCGGTACGAGCGCATCGTCTGCGGGACGACCGAACCGCCCGCCACCGCCTCCGCGTACCCGACCAGGAAGAAATCGACATTCAGGTTGTCGATCTGCCCCTCGACGATCAGCGCGGCGGCCTCGACGAAGCCCCAATTATGCTGCCCGACGGTGCGATGGATTATGCTCTCGGCCGTGCCGTCCTTGCG